CATAAAGTCCCCCTTAAATGCTTGTATCCCCTAATTTTATCTTGAACCTGGGAATTGTTCAAGAACAAGAGCCAGGGATCAATTGCAACATCCTGTTGCGAACCAAGAGATGGGGATATTGTGTGGATTTCGACTGGACGCTTGAGAAATTCCCCTAAAGGAACATCACGAGTATGTCCGGATTCATAAGTAGATTCGAAACCCTGTGCGGCGTCCAAAACGTAGGGATCGTCGCTGTGCGTGTATGATACAGTACCTGCAGATTCACGCGGATCTGCGGTAGTTAAATTATATAAATGAGTTTGATTTGTAGAAGTAACACAGCTATGAACGGTACACCCCTCCGTGTTAAAGAGGTGCCCGGTTGGTCTGTAAATATAATATGTAAAGCCTTATGTAGAAAACAGATAATTTGTACAACGGGTATCCAGGACATAAATAGCCTTTTGGTTTGCCTCATCGGCTGTACGTGGCAACGCACAGAGGGATGCTTTTTAAACGTCTAGCCCAAGACGGGGCTGCGGTAACTAAGAATGCTCTCTCTTCCATCTCTCGATGTGATCATCTTGGAGGGAGGAAAGCAATTCTGCATACGGTATTCGCAGCAAAGAACACTGGTGTGCAATGCCATGTTTGGTGGCAATGCCGCTCAGCCATTCTTGGCGGTCCTCAAAGATTTCTTGTCCATGATAGACAAACTCTCTGAGAGCGCCGTCAATGTTGACAGAAGCGGCCTCGTCTTGGGATAGTCCACCCAAGGTGCAAACGAGTGGTTTAACAATCGATTTCTCATTTAATTTCCCAACCCGATATAGTAGTTCGGGTAATTGGGATGAGGTGCGCTGGAGAAACACCAACTTTTTCAAATCCATAAATCTTGAACCCTTGGCACTCTTATCACCAGGAGTGATTTGAATGCCATAATCTGCAAGATATTTCTGCATACTGTGAAAGTTGAAACTGGATCTCCAGAATGAAACAGAATTGATCAAGTCATCACCAAAATTGACGTGCGATACATATTTCCGAAATTCACCGACAGGAGCCCGGGGAAACAGAGATTTATACGCACAGCGATTCATCAAGCTATTATCTAAGCTATTGATGATGACTGTCACGGGTATTCCGGAAGGAGTGGAACCATCGAGAAGGTATATCCCTCCAGCATAATTGACTAGAGGGAGCAGCATCTCGGTGGACATCATCTGCATGATGAACAGGTCCTCTCCTTTGTAATCACCCATGGCGGCAAGTTCGATCATAATCTTGTACGAAGCAGTGGAAATCTGCGACGCCTTGGATAAATCGAATTTCTTGTGATCCGCATCAAAAGCAAGTTTGAATCGCTCCAGATGTTGTACCATCTCTTCCCAATCGGGGGAAGCTGCATTAATGCCAACTGCGCATTCGCTGATAGCGGTGCAGAGTTGTAACAGGGAGCAAATGGGAGTATAATATTTGCGCACGAGCAACGTGCACATAATTTGTCCAACCATAAAAATTCTTACTTTCTCTTTGGTGACATGAGTGGGCTCATCCTTGGGAACACCTCGGAAAAGCCAACCAGGCCTCTCGCCGGCCTTCAACCTTTCAATAGATTTATGAACTTCATCCCAAACTTTATTGTCGAAAACCCGTTTCTGGGTCTTAGACAAAGAGTCGAGATACACAGTAGTCCAATGGTC